CAGGTACCACACGAACATCTCGGGGATGAACTGGTCGGTCACGTCGACCGCGCCCTTGCGGACGTTCGCCGTGAACGTGTACTGCGTCCCGTTCTTGACGTAGGTGTGGTCGTAGTAGAGGCCCGCCGCGTATGCGGCCGCGGACTGCACCTCGGTCTTCGTGGCGCAAAGCTCGATGCCCTCGGCCGTCTGCTTTATCGCCGACTCCGCCGCCGTGAGCCTGCGCTCGCCGTCGCTAATCGACTCGGATATCGCGCCAACGGTCGAGGTTAGTCCGTCCACGGTCTGGTTGAGCGTGGAGTACTTATTCTCGATGTCGGTCTCGTTGTCCGAGACGGTCTGCGTGAGGGACGTTATCGAAGCCTTGTTCGCGTCCGCCGTCTGCTTCACCGTGTTGACCGTGTTGTTGATGGTCGTGAAGCCGTTCGAGACGGTCGTGTTGAGTGTCGTGATTGACGCGCTGTTCTCGGTGACGGTCTGCTTGACCTCGTTGAACGTGGACGATGAGACCTTGTCGCCGAGCGCCGTCTCGATTTCAGACTTCGACGCGATGAGCGATGACACCTCATCGTCCTTGGCGGTCATCCACCGCGACGTGCTGCTTTGGAAAGACTGAAGCCCGTCTATGTCTCCCTCGGCATCCAAGAGTCGCTGCAATGCGTCCGTGATGGCAGAGTCCTGGATGAGCGCCCAGCGGTACTGCGCCGAGGTCTTGTCCCACACGAACCGGTACGAGTACCCGTCAGCCTGGCTCCCCGCGTTCGCCACGTAGTACACGTCGCCTATGTGCTGCTCCCTGAGCGCGTCCGTGTTCCAGTCGCTCGCGGGATAGTTGTTGAGCGTGGGCACCGCGTCGCCCGACCACGTCTGGATTTGGGAGTCGATGCGCGCGTCCATCGCGGCGAGCATGTCATCGATTTCCTGCTCGGTGTACACGCTCTCGGCGAGCTTGGCAAGGTCGATTGACCCCGTGGCGAAGCGCTGCCCGTTGATGGTTCCCGCCGTGAGGTTGTCGGCATTGAGGTTCGTCACGCGGATGTCGCTAGCGTCGATGGTCCCCGTCGTGAGCTTGTTGGCGCTCACGCTTATGATCTGCGCGTTGCCTATCGCGTTGTTCTTGACCACGCCGTTCTCAATCCACGTGTTTCTCACGTTCGCGAGGTCAATCTGTGCGTAGTTGGTGTCGAGCTGCGTGATGGACGCGTGGTCGGTCGTTATGTCGTTCGCCGTCACGTTGCCCGCGGCGAGCTGCGTGAAAAATCCCCTGTCGGCGATTATCTGCTGGGCCGTCACGTCGTTCGCCACGAGCTCGCTCACGAATCCGAGGTCGGACGATATGGTCTGCGCGTCGAGGTGCTCGAGCTTCGCGAGGTCTGCCACAATCGCGTCCGCGTCGAGCACGCCGAACCGCGCGTAGTCCGCCTCAACGACCGCCACGCGCCGCTCGACCGACATGAGCGTGTTGCGCGCTATGTCGCGTATCGCGTCACCCACGGTCGGTGCGAAGTCGCCGATGGTGAGCTGCATGGTCGCGCGCGGGCGCAGTGGGTCGTACTCCACGCGCACCACGCGCCCGCCGATGCGAAGCCCCGTGCCATCGCCGAAGCCGCGGTCGACACATTGCGTCTCGTCACCGAGCGCGATGGCCGACACGTCCATGCCGGCGGCGGCGAACGCGACCACGTCCGCCTCGTAGGTGACCTTCGGTCGCGTGTAGTCGAATATGTCCTGCGATGCCTTGTCGAGCAGCTCCTCCGCGTCAGGCCCCGACTTCGTCTCGGTGACGCTGTAGGCAACCACGCGGATGGGGTACTGCCACCCGCCGTCACCGTCGCTTATCCTGAACGCCTCTATCGCGTCAGCGTCGAAAAGGTACGGCGAGTTGGCCTCGTGGTACCAGCCACTCTCGTCGTAGACGGCCGGCTCTTCCTCGATGCCGACTCGGTCGGTGTAGTCCACCCCGTCATCGTCGGTCTTGGTCGAGCCGCCACGCGGGCGGATGCCGCAGAAGTACGGACCCTCGGCGGGCGTGCGCCGAATCCTCGTGAGGTCGCGTCCCCAGTCGAAGCGACGGACGGCGGTGGTCGAGCCGATGTGGGCGCGCAGTGCCACGCGTCGCGAGGTCACCCCGTAGTCGCCCACCTCTATCTCAGCGTCCACCTCCCCACCGAACACGCCGACCAGCTTTGCAAGGTAGTCCCACACCTGCGCGTCGTAGAGCGACACCGCGCCCGTCGTGCCAACGTCCACGGTGCCGACTCCCCATCGCGTCTGGTCTGATAGCGCTATCACTAGCGCCGAGCTGGCGCTGATGGGATCAAGCGTGCCCTCTTCGGCCGATGCCCACAGCGTCGAGCCATCGCACGACACCAAGTCGGTGTAGAGCGACCACGGCAGCACGTACGTGCCCACCGCGTTGCGCCCGCTCGCGTGCTCCTCGTCGGGACGGTTGACACAGAACTCGCGCCACCTGCCGTCGTAGCCGCGCATCACGAGGTACGTTCCAACCTCGAGCACAGTGGTCGTGACGAGCGTGAGCGTGTGCTCGCCGTTGACCTCTTCCACGATTTGCGGCTGCTCCCGCAGAGTGGTCCGGTCGAGGTCGCCGAGTGGGTTGCCAGCCCGGTCGAACAGCATCATCCGTGTGTTCATAGCCATCTCAATACAGCCTCTCCGTCACGGTGAGCGTCGCCGCCCCAGCGCCAGTGCCGCTCGCGATCATGTTCACGCTGTGCGTCCCCGCGCCCAGTTCGGGCCAGTTCGAGTCGAGCGTGACGAGGGCGGGGGAGCCGTCCACGAGGACGGCCCCGCTCGCGCAGTCTATCGTCAGCGGCATGGACGCGGCACGCGGCAGCGCCACGTAGACCTCGAACAGCCCGCTGTCGAAGCTGAATCCGTAGCGCGAGTCCATCGCCCGCCTGACCGCGCGCTCCGCCTCGATCCGTATGTCGCAGTTCGGGTGCGCCGTCGTGAACGGCACCGTTCCCGCGGCTGGTATCGTCAACACCTGCGTCTCGCCGTAGCACAAGGGGTCGGGCTGGTAGAGCTCGAAGGTGATGGTATCGGGGTTGTCGGGGTCACTGGTCACGTTGCCCGTCGGTATGGCGTAGCGGGTCTTGCCCTCGTTCGATATCACGAGGGGGCACGGCACGTCCACGTCCAGCCACTCGAGCAGCGTCGTGATGGATGACCTCGCGTCGTGCGCGGGCTTCGCCACCAGCGTTATCGCGTGGGTCGGGCCTGCGACGTGCGTGCCGCCGACCACCGCGCCGCGCCATACCTGGCTATCGTCCGGCTCGAACGTCGGGTACCCGATGTCCAGCGCGCCGATGAAGAACAGCGAGTTGAGGAGATGACCGTCGAAGGTCACGTTCGGCATGAACATCTGATATCACCTACCTCCTTAGGCTCATCGACTCGTAGGTGTGAATCTTGTGGTAGAGGGCGTCAGCCACCCTGTTAATGTCGGAACGGTCTGTGACATGCATCTCGTTGACCATGACCGTCACGCCAGCGGACGGCACGCCAGACCTCAGGGCCTCGTTCACCGTCTGCCTCACGTAGACCATCTGCCGCTCCATCATCTGCTGGGTGAGGTCCATCATCTCGGCCATCGACGCGCGGTAGGACTCGAACGCCCCCGCGCCGACGCTGGCAACAGGCTCACCGCCAGCGTTCCACAGCCCGTATGACTCCATGACCGTCGCGTGCCGCTTCGCATCGTCCTCGATTTGCCTCAGCGTCTCGCGGTACGTATCCATGTAGACATCAGCGCTCTCCTGCAACGCGTCCGCGTCGAACGTTTGCGCCGCAAGCTCGGAGAGCCGCGCGATGGACGACTCGAACTCGGGCATGCCGTTCTCGATGCCTCGCTTCAGGTTGTCCACGAGGTCCTCGCCCCACACGATCTCGCCGCGTCCGCCCTCGTGCAGGGGGCCGTCCTTCGGGACCGAGTGGCCGATGTAGCCCGAGATGGTGTTGGCGACGCTGATGAGCGCGTTGGTAAGCGGACCCGTACCGTTCCAGATGCCGCTGGTGAGGTTGTCTATGAGGTCGAAACCCCATCCCTCGGATTCGCCGCTATGGTCGATTTCCTTGATTTTCTCGCTGACGTTGTCCACCTTGGTCGAGAGTTCGGTCGTGCCGTTGCCCATGCCGTTGGCGAGTCCCTGCGGGATGCGCGGTCCCGTCTTCTCCGCCCACTCGGGCAGCTTGCCCACCTTGTCGGTGACGGAAGTGTAGACCTTGTCGGAACCGTTCTTGGCAGCCGTGGATATGTTCGACCATGCGTTGGTGAACGACTTCTCGGTTGCGTCGTTGTCGTTCTTGGTGTCGGTCTTGACCTTGCCGGACGCGCCAAGCACCTTCTCCTTGGCCTCGAGCACCTTGTCGGTGACGTACTTCGACGCCTGCCCCGCCGTGGTCTTCGCCTTCTCGCCAGTGTCGCCCACGTCCTTCGTGACGGACTGCTTGGCCTTGCCGACAGCCTCTTTGACCTCGCCCGTCCTCGTGTCGACGGTGAGCTTGCCGTCCTCGAGGTCACGTTTGAAGTTCGTCAGCGCGTCGTCGTTCTTGCGCTTCAGGTCGGTGAGGATGTTGTCGTTGTAGTATTTGAGTTCCGTCTCGGCGGCGGTGTTCCTGGCCTTGAGGGAGTCGACGATTTTGCCCGTCGAGGTCTCGAAGTCGCGCACCTCCTCCGCGTTTCGGTTCTTGACGTCATCGAGCTGGTCTGAGTTGGCCTTCTGAAGCTCCTTCAGGATTTTCGAATCGTGGTCCTCCTGGTCAGCAAGAATCGCCGCGTTGGAGTTCGCCTTGTCATCCACCTCGTCGGCGTTGCGCTGCTTTATGTCCTTGAGCTCGGCCTCGTTCTGGTCGTGGACGGCTTGCAGGCGCTCCTTGTTGTTCGCGTCCAGCTGCTCGAGGTATGCCGCGTTGTTGGCCTCCAACTGCTTGATGACGTTGGCGTTGTCCGCCTCCATCTGCTTGATGACCGCCTCGCTCTGCTTCTGCATCACGGCGATCTCGGCGGCGTTGTCGGCCTCCATCTGCTTGAGGATTGCCTCCTGCTCGGCGGCGCGCTCCTCCCTCGCGGCCTCGTTGCTGGCCTTGAGCGCCTCGAGCTGCTTGTCGAGCGTCTCCTTGTAGGCGGCGAGCTGCTCGTCCTGCTTCTCCTTGCGAAGCTCGAGTTCGCCCGCGAGCTGCTCGGACAGGGCATCGTACTGCTCCGCCTGCCTCGCCTGCAGCTGCTCTAGCTCCGCTTCCCGCCGCTGCTGGTATGACGCTATCTCCGCGTCCCTCTGCTCGTCCAGCCCCGCTTGGGCCAGCTTCGTCTCGTCGGCTATCTGGTCCCTCTGCTCCTCGAGCGAGTCGATGAGCCGCTGGCGCTCGGCCTTGCGGTCCTCCTCCGCGAGCTGGTTGAGGTAGTCGGACAGCGCGTCTTCCGCATCCTTGCGCGTGCGCCGTGTCTTGGCGCGCTCGACGGCGAGCCTCAGCTCCGCGGTCCTCTCCGCACGCTCCCGCTGGCACTTGGCCTCGTCCTCCGCCTTCTCCTCGGCGTTGAGGGCGGCGATGCGCTCGTCGATTTCCTTGGTGCCGTCGTGCTCCTCGAGGTACTTCTTGCGGGCCTCGTACTCCGCCTTGATGGCCGCGATGCGCTGGTTCGTCGCGTCCTTGAACGCCTTGACCTCGGCCTGCTGCTGGGCCTTGTACTCCTTCAGCTGCCTCTGGTTGTCCTTCTGCCACTGCTTGTATTCCTTGCTCGCGGCCTTCTGGCGCTCCTTGTACTGCGCGTCGAGTTGCTTCTTCAGTTCCGTCTCGGCGGCAGTGTGTTCGGCTTTCATTACAGCAATTACCTCGGCAAATGCCGCTTTTTGGTCTGCAACCTGCTGCTTGAGCGCGTCCTTTCTCGCGGACACTTCCTCGGCCATCGAGTCCTTCACGGACTGCAATCGCTCCTTCTGTGCGGCCTTGAGGTTCGACACGTCCTCGGCGAGCGCGTCCTTCTCGGCGGAGAGCTGCTTGCTCAGCTGGTCTTTCAGTTGGCTGTATTCGCGGTCGAGTTCGGATTTCCTCAGCTCGTATGCCTCGTTCAAGCTGTCCTTTAGGGTTGACAGCTCGTCATCTAATGAGTCCTTCAGCAGGTCGCGCTGCTTCTTAAGCTCGTCCTTCCTCAGGTCGTAGGCTTCCTTGAGCGACTCTTCCAGCTCTTCGGCGTCATCGTCCAGGCCCTCCTTGAGGATGCGCTTCTGCTCGTCCCAATGAGCCTTCTCCTCTTCCTCGGCCTGCTTGTTCGCGGCCTTGAGGTTCGACATGTCCTCGTCCAGCTCGCGCTTGCGCTGCGTGTACGCGTCCTCGAGCGCGCGCTTGCGGGTCTCGATTGCGTCGGCAATCGCCCGCTTCATCTCCTCGGTGGCCTCGGTGGTCGTTTCGGCGAGGTCTTCCACGTCGCCCTCGAGGTCGTTCACGTCGTCGCCAGTATCCTGCGACGTTATCCCGAGTTCCTCTAGGAGTTCGTTGTACTCGGAGACGGAGCCGCCCGTCTCCTCGATCATGTCGCGCCAGTGGTCGATGCTGCGCAGGAGCGACTCGTTGGACTTCTCCAAGCCCTCCTTGTTTTCGGCGAGCCTGCGGTAGTCATCCAGCGCGCCGCCGATGAGGGCGGATATCTCCCACCCGCTGTCGCCGAGCTTGAGCGAGTACTTCTCCTGAATGGCCGTGTACTCAGCCGTTGCCTCGGCCAGCTCCTGCTCGACCTTCGCCTGCTCCTTGATTGCGTCTGACCATAGGTCGACGTAGGTCTGCGCCTTCACCTGGTCGAGGTATGCGTCGGTGACCCGTCGTATCGCGTCGGGCTGCAGGTTGAGCGCGCCCGTCGTGTCGTCTATGACCTTGATGGACGTTCCCGCCACGTCGTTGTACTTCTCGACGGCATCCTTGAGGAGTTGCAGCTCCCCCTTGGTGAGGTCGCTCTTCCCGGCAAGTTCCTCGATTGCCTTGCCGTACTCCTCGAGTTCGTGCGAGCTTTGGCCGATGCTCGAGAAGCTGTCGCCCACCTTGCCCGCGAAGTCAGCCACCTCTTTGAGCGTGTCGTTCGTGCTCTTCGCCGCGTCAGCTAGCGCCGCGAACGAGTTGATGGCACCCGAGTTCGTCGACCATGACTCCATGGACTGCTCGGCGTTTCGCATCGCCTCGTCAAGGCCAGTGGTCGCCTCGCGCACCATGTCGACGTGTTCGACGTACTCGATGAGGGAGCTTACGAGACTGCCGACGAGCGCCGCGCCGAGAAGCATCACGCCACCCGTCGCAAGGTTGGACATAGCCGCCTCTGCCGCGGCGGTCTTCTCCACGATCTTCTCGGTCTCGCCCGATGCGAGGACGTACGCCTCGGCGAGGTTGTGCATGCAGTCCGCTGCCGTGGTCGCCGTCCCCGACGATTGCTGCATGAGCTGCGTGAACGTTGCTATCGTTGACGCGCCCTCGCCGATGGCCGAGACGAACCCGCCCACGCCAGATGCGATGCCGCCGAACAGCGAGAGCAGCGGCCCGATTGCCGTCACCAAGAGCGTCGACTTCGCGATGAACTGCTGCGTCCCGTCACTGAGCGAGTTGAACCACGACAGCAGGCCCTCTATGCCATGCGCAACCTCGATGATGGTCGGTGCGAGCGCATCGCCGAAGTTGACGATGGCCGTCTCAACCTCGCCGCGCAGGTACTCGAGCGCCCACCCGAGGTCGCCCATCCGCGACTGCGCCATCTCGGTCGCGTAGCCAGCCTGCTCGGTCGCCGCGATGTACTCCTGGAACTTGTCGGTGCCCTCGTCAAGCAGGGCCACCGCGCCCACGAGTCCGCGAGTCTGGAATATGTCGTTGAGAGCCTCTGACTTGGCAGCGTCGTTCAGCCCGCCGAGCTTGTCCTGAAGCTCCTGCACGACCTCCACCGCGCCCTTCATGGTGCCGTCGGCGTTACGTACCTCGATGCCGTACTGCTCCATGACCTCGCGCGCCGTGTCGGTCGGGGTGGCGAGACGCTTCATCACGTTGGCGAGCGCGGTGCCCGCCATCTCGCCGCGCAACCCGTGGTCGGCCATGAGCGCGAGTGCGCCCGTGACCTCGTTGATGTCCCAGCCTGCGAGCGATGCCTGCGCCCCCGCGTACTTGAAGCCGGCCGCGAGGTCGGTCACCTCTGCGGTGGACTTGTTCGCCGCGCCAGCGAGCGCGTCCGCTATCATGCCGGAGTCCGCGGCCTCGAGGCCGAACGTCTTGATGGCCTGCACAGCCGTCTCAGCCGCACTCGCCATGTCGAGCTCGCCTGCTGCGGCGAGCTGCATGGTCGCCTCCATCGCGCCGCCAGATATCTGCGCCTGTGTCATGCCGCCCTTGGCGAGCTCGTTCATCGCCTGCGCGGCCTCGTTCGCGCTGAACTGCGTGTCCTTGCCCCACTTGAGCGCCTGGTCGCTCATCGCGTCGAGCTGCGCACCAGCGATGTCGAGGTAGCCGCCGAGCTGTGCGATGGAGTTGCCGAACTCCTCGGTGTCGGTAATCATCGTCTTGGCGAACTGCGTGAGCGCGAAGCCCTTGATGAGCGTCATCTTGTCGCCGAGGACGCTCATCTTATCGCCGAAGTCCTTGACCGCACCGCCAGCGTCCGACATCCCGCTGCCGAAGTCCTGCAGCTTCGAGCCGAACTGTCCCATCGCGGAGTCTGCCGCGAGCGACTTCGTGACCATCGCGTCCATGTCGGCCTGCAGCGAATCGTACTGCTGCCCGAGCTGTGCGGCCTCGGCCTCCTGCACCTTCATCTTCTGCGTGGTGCTGCCGATTTCCTCGCCGAGGTGGACGATGTTCTCGCGTGCCGAGTTCATCGCGCCCTTCAGCGAGTTGACGTAGCGCTCCGACTGCTCGCCCGCACGCTCGAACGCCGCGTCGCCCTCCGCCATGACCGCGTTGAGGTTGCGCTGCGCGTCCGCCTGGTCGTTGAGCGCCTGCACCCAGTCCTGCGTGTTGCCCGAGAACTCCACGCGCTGCGTGGCCTCCGCGAGCGCCTGCTGCGCCTCCTCCACCCGCTTCATGGACTCGGTCGCGCTCTCCGCGAGCTTCTCGTACGGGTCATAGGATTCGAGAGCTTCTTGGTTTGCCACGTACTTCTGTCGCTGGCTCTCGAGGCTCTTGTTCAGCTCCTCGATGAGCTGCTGGTACGCCTTGACCTTCTCGCCCGCTGCCCGCGCCGCGTTGCCCATCTCCTGAAGCTGCAGGGACTTGAGCTGCGTCGCGAGGTCGCCGCTCGCGTCGCCGCATGCGTTGAGCGCCCTGTCAATCGCGGAGAGGTTCGCGTGCGCCGCCTTCGCCTCGGCGGAGAGCTGGTTCAGGGCGCGCGTGGCGGGGCTTGAGTCTGCCCTCCATGTGATGTTGAGTCCCTTGTAGTCTGCCATTTCGGCTCACTTCCTATCCAAGCGCGGCGCGCGCCTCCTCCTTGGTGCCCTTTCGGGTCACGCCAGTGCGCTCGCCCTCTGGTATCGACCATGCGGCGGCGAGTCCCGTGTAGCGCCTGTAGTCGCGCTTCGACATGTGGTAGGCATCGTCGTAGCTGAAACCGTGCGCCATTATCGAGAGCACGCACGCCTCGTCGGGCCACGTCTGCTCCTCGATGGTGCGGGCGCGGTCGCCGCTACGCCTCTTGCTCCTCGTCGGCTGCGTCAGCGCCTGCCTGTCCCTTGGGGCGACGAAAGGTGCAGCTCCCGCCGAGGTCGCCCACGACGGTGGCGAACGCCGCGTGAATCTCGTAGGTCGAGACGTTCGCGTGGAGCGCCCTGTCCTCGAACTTCTCCCACGACGTGGCCCTCTTGTCGCGAGCCGCCCACATCGCCCACATCAGGCGCAGGAGCGCGACCACGTCCACGCCATCGTAGTCGGGGTTCGGCACCTTCTCGCCGTCCACGTCGATGGTCGTCTGCGCCCTGTGCCACAGCTTGAGCAGGTCATCGTCGAGGCTTCCGACGTACGGCTCCTCGAGCCTGCCAAAGAACTCGTTCTTGTACGCGATGCCCGCGCCGAGCGAGGCCTCCACCTCGTACGTCCTGCCGCCGAGTTCGACCACCCTCACGTTGTCTGGCCTTCCTGCCATATGGTTCCTCCGTTTCCGTAGCTAGCAAAAGAGAGGGGGCCACGCATGACCCCCTCTTGAAAGGTTGGATATTCCGTTGTCGCGCCCTAGGGCTCGGGGTTCTCCTTCGTCTCGGGGAAGAACACGGCGGTGAAGAAGCTGTCGTAGTTCTCCGAACCCTGCGCGCAGCTCCATGCGGAGCGCCGGTTGCCATTCGGCAGGACAGCCTTCGCACCCGTGATGGTCGAGGTCTCGGGCGAGAACGTCACGTTGCCGTCCACGTCGGTGGTGGCGTAGGTAACGCTGATGGGGCCGGCGGTGCAGTCGTACCACACGACGCGCGCCGCGCCCTGGTCGGTGCAGACCTCGAAGAGCATGGCGAAGCTCTTCTTGGTGCCGTCGCCCTCGCCCAGGCCTCCGCCTTCCTCGATGTAGCCGAGGTAGTCGCGCTTGAAGAAATCGAGGAACTTGGCGACCTGAAGCTCGCCGCTCTTGGTGGAATTGCCGCCAGCGTCGTAGTGCAGGCCGTTGTCGGCCGCCTGGCGGTTGCCGTCGTTGGTGTTGGCGCTGACGTTGAGGTTGATCGCGCCCCTGTGCATGACGGGGGTGCCGAACGCGGTGATCGCGCCGTCCGTGCCGAAGGTAACCTCGGCGAATGCCAGCTTGGAGATGCCCCACTGGGTGATGGCTTCGGTGTTAGGCATGTGCGCCCTCCTAGATTCTCTCGGATAATGTCATTGAGTAGTAGGCGATGGACACCCTGCCGGACTCGTCCACCGCCACGTCGCTTGACGCATTGATGCCAGCGGCATCCAGCGCGTCCTCGAGAGCCTGCATGAGCGGGAAGCTGAGTTCCCGCATGTACAGCTCAACGTCGTACCGCCTGACGCGGTACGTTATCCCGTCGCCTGCGACCTGCCCGCGCGACTCGTGCGGCACGAGCACCGCGTAGGGGAGCGGCGGCACGTGGCCATCGGGCCACACCATCGTGGTGACCCGAAGCCCCGTCGAGCGGACCGCGGCGAGCGCGTCCATCACGGTCGGCATCACGTCGCGCCACCTCCCCCGAAGTGCTTGGCCCTCGCGTGCTCGTATGCGTCGCTGATGTGCGGGCGGGCCTGCGTGCGCCGTCCGGTGTCCTTGCCATAGATGAACAGCTCGTGGCCCTTCTCAATGAGGTGGGTGAGCTGCGGTATCGTCGCGTTGGCGACCACCGCCGTCACCTGCCCGTCGACGGGCCTGTACTTGTACGCCTTCCAGCCCTTCTCGTAGAGCAGGCGCTCGCGCTCGGGCGTGTCCTCTTCCTGCGACCAGATGCCCTTCGCGGCGCGAAGCTCTTTGGCCGAATCGTCGGCGGCGGCGTAGATCTTCCCGCACAGCACGCCGAAGTTGTACTCGTAGTTCTCGCGAAACGCGGCCATCGTCTGGTTGTACCAGTCGTTGATGCTGCACTCGATGTCGGGCATCATCGCCTCCTTGTGCCATTGACCACGAAGGTCTCGCCCGCGACCTCGCGCGAGGTTATGTCGTAGTCGTTGTCTTGGAAGGAGAATCCCGTCGCGTCAGCGCGGTAGTGGTCGGGAGAGATCTCGAGCAGCACGATGCCATCGAGGTCCTCCACGCGCGGCGTGTCGCCCGCGGACTGCGAGAGGCGCAGGAGGTTCACGGGAACCTCGATGCGTTCTTCGGTCGCATGGGCCACACCCCAATCGTCCACCTCGTACGTCGACACGAGAAGCTCGGCCGTGAAGAGGTAGAGCGACATTGTGACGGTGAGCCGCGCGTCGTATCCGTTCGGGCTTCGTGCCACGGGGAACGCTCCGCCGTAGATGCGGTAGCGCTCGCCTCGGATGACCAGGTGGCCGTCCCTCACGTCGTGCGGCGCAGACTTCGGCCAGATGACCGTGAGCGTCTCGGAGTCGCCCTTGTAGCGCGCCTGGTTGATGAAACGAGTCTGCACGTCCATCACCGTCTGGTCTGACTGGTCCGCCTCGTGGACGAGGACATGCGGCACCTCGACGGGCTCGCCGTCCGCAGGCTCGAACGTGACGGTCTCGCCCATTCGTTCGAGCAGCATGGCTAGCCTCCGTCCATGTCGGCGGGCACGTCCTGCCCGTACGGGCTGATGACGCAGGCGCGTTGCGCACCTATCCCCAGCGCCCGGCGCTCCTGCTCGGTGAGGAACAGGTCGCCGTACGGGTTTGCGAGCTTGACGCTGGCGTTGAACGTGTCCGCGCCCTGCGAGAGCTCGGTGGCACCGAATGGCACGTCCGCGTCGTTGGTGCTCCCGATCGCGCGGTGCGCGACCTCGCGGCAGATGCGGCGGAGGCGGAAGCTGAACGATTCGGACGGGTCGGTGTAGTCGATGACGTGCTCGTCAAGTTCGGCGCTGATGAGGTCGGTCGCCTCAAGCAGCACCTCGAGGAGCACGCCGTCGTCGGTGGCGTCGTCGGGATACCGCGCGCGGTATT